CGGTCTCTTCGCTTCGCTCCGAGCTGCGGCCTGCGGGCGGCCCCTTGACAAATCGCCGTCCCTGCTGTGCACCGTCCCTTACGGACATGGCCACCACGCGACGGCGTGGCGTCCATGCCCTACAGGAGATTCGCGCCATGATTGCCAGCAACTACCGCAAGCACCCCGAAGCCCTCGCGCTGCAACTGCCGTTGCCCTTCGGACGCGCGCTTGTGTGGGCCCTGCCCCGGCCTACCACGCGCATCCTGCGGCAGATTCGCGCGGCCAGGGCGGCGACTTTCGCGGCTATCGGGCGGATCGTGTACCTGGTGAAGGTAACAACGCCGCAATGGGTGATCGACACGCGGCGGCTGGCGCGTGCGTTCCAGGCGCAGTTGCGCGATGCGCTGCGCGAGCTGGATTTTCAGTCTCTGTAATTGGCCTCAAAAACCTTGCGCGCGGCCATGTATTCATTAGCGCAGGAAGGGGTTGCGGAATCGGCCTTACACGATGGAGAAGGGGTGAAGAACTTGGAGAAAGCGAGGTCCTTACGTTCTTTTCTTTCACGCTCCAAGCGAGCCGCAATATCAAGGGCAGATCGGCGCGCGGTTTCGGCTTCGCGGGCCTTGGCCTGCGCCGCTTGGCGTTGCTGATTCAGGCGCGCGGCCTCAGCATTGCTTTTTTGAATCTGGCGCTGCACCTGTTCCGCCGCTTGCTTTGCCGCACGTTCCATGCGCCATTCAACGATGGACTCATAGGTCAGCAGCGCGGCCAGGGCACCGAAGAAAACGCCTAGGAAAACGACGAAGAAAGCGCCCAAGAATGCGCCTTCACTTTGCTCAATTTCACGCCTAAACACGTAGCACCCTCCCCTGTTTAAGAAGGATGCTACCAAATCACCTCATTTGACTTTGCACGCGCGCATTGCGCGCCGCGAGCTGCTCAGACCAGCCTGGACCATGCGCAGGGGACGAGGACGGCACTGCGGCCGACAGATCCCCAGCCGGAGAGGGGAGCTGGGGCGGGGGGGACTGCACCATGAGAGGCTTGCCCCCACGCTCAGGGACAGGATGACGGGATTCATCCCTGCGCTTTTCCTCATCCCAGTCCACGAAAAAGCCCTGGTGCACGATCTGCAGGCAGACCGCCCCGCTGACTTGCAGGAGCGTGCCCTGTTGCGTGTAGCACTTGCAGACCTTTGCCATGGCGATGCAAGCAGCGGGAAAAGGCGCGCGCACGGGCTTTGTGACATCGTCATAGGCCGGCGCGGTATGGGGGAAGTCAGGGATGCGCGCTGCACGAGCATCGAGGTACTCAGCTCGGGTCATGGGACCCGAGCGCACCGAAGGCTCCTTTGCCGCTACGGCAGCAGGTTTGTCTTTCGCGGTCTCTTCGGACTTTTTGCCCTTCGCCATGATAGATGAATAAGCGAACCAAATCAGCACAGGAATCAACACAAGGCAGGCCAGAAAAACCCAGGCTTTCTTCGGGATTTTAGGCTTACCCGTATGGAGACTGGCGCTTTCGTACCAGCCGTAAACCTCTTTAGGGAAAGGGACCGTGGTGACTTCGGCAGACTTGCCAGAGCCATCCTTTTCGCAGTTTGGATTAACCGCCGCCCACTCCAGCACGCTAACGAGATTCGCGCCGAAGGTACGTTTCAGGTGGCGATGCCACCCAGGCGAGCCGATCAAGCGGCGAACGAAGCTATCGATGTTCTGAGGGTGTTGAGTGACCAGATAGAAATCGAAACCGCGCATGCGATGCTCAGCAAGCATGCGAACGTAATCGGGCGGCGTGGCGCTGGGAGGGCGGACGGGAAAATCATTGTGACATTCATCGACAAGAAAGATCGTGCCATCGGGCTCAGCTTGCCAATTCTTGATGTCGATTTGTTTCCAGGTGGATAGCTCCCCGCCCTCTAAGGGCTTGAATCGGCCATTATGGCAGACCGGGCGGGATTCTTTGACGCTACGTTCGCGCACCCATTTGAGGGTATTAAGGGTTTTGCCCGCGCCATTTGCGCCTGTGATCAGATGCAGCATATCAGGCCTTCAATACCCATTTTTTAAATGAATCACTTTGAACACCATCAAGAAGCAGCCTAGTCAGAACGGCGCTTGAAACAATGCTTATAGCCTCCCCAACCCTCATATAAGCGACAAGAGAAAGTGCCTCAGACGGCAGACCGGAAAGAGAGGAAACCGCTTGACTTTTGAGCCAGTTGACTGTGGTTTCCAAGCCCTTATAAGTTATGACGCTCAGGCCCAGGGCGATAAAAACACGCCCCACCATGGAGCCAACAATATTCAAGAGCATGCCACCAATGGCGGCGATAAAAACAGGCATGGAAATCCCCTTAGCTACGGGTAATGATGCGCATGGCAACGAGAAAAGCAACGGCAACAAGGGCATCGCCGAAAGCGCGGAGATACGGGCAAACCGTAGAGAACGGAATCGAAAACACAGTGCCCATAACGGTAAATTGCTTATCCGAAATGCAGCCGCCACCACCTATGGCACTGCCGGTATCTATTTTCCCAGCCACGTCAACATCCCCATTGCCCTTTAAATCCTTTGTCTGATCGCCCTCCTTTGCTTTTTCTTTGTTGTAAAGCTCAGATTCATCACTCTTATCCTCATGGAGCTGACAAGCACGGCGATGCTGCTCCCGGGCAATGGCGCACTGGATGGCGTCGCCCTTGCAGTTGAAACCGGCCATGCAAGAGCCGCCGAAGCCAGCCTCATCACCGTCGCCGTCACCGTTGCCCTTACCGCCGCCAGTACCGCCGCCAGTACCGCCGCCAGTACCGCCACCAGTACCGCCACCAGTGCCGCCGCCTGTGCCAGTGCCGCCACCTGTACCGCCCCCCGTACCGCCACCGCCATTGGACGGGCCGTTGTAGACGCACTGCCCAGTTCCGTCACGGACGTGGTCCGCCAAACACTTAACAACACAAGTGGCACCGACCTTTTCCATATTCGCCGGGCATGAAGCCCCACTGCCCCCACCTTCCGTGGTGCCTGAACCACCCTCAGTGCCCCCGCCTGTGGTGCCGCCACCGGTAGTACCGCCACCTGTGGTGCCACCGCCTGTGGTGCCACCACCCGTGGTCCCGCCACCTGTGGTGCCGCCACCTGTGGTGCCACCGCCTGTGGTGCCGCCGCCTGTGGTGCCGCCGCCTGTGGTGCCGCCGCCTGTGGTGCCGCCGCCTGTGGTGCCACCGCCCTCAGTTCCACCGCCCTCAGTTCCGCCACCTGTGCCGCCACCTGTGCCGCCACCTGTGCCGCCAGGACCTGTGCCACCGCCTGAACCGCCTGTGCCACCGGAGCCGCCGCCAGAACAAGACGTCCCCGAAAAGGTGTAATCGCCGCCGCAATGCTGCTCGTCATCTTTGACGTAACAAACAGTGCTGCCAGTCAGGGAAGCTAAACACCCCTCTTCGCAGACAGCGGCAATGGCAGGACCCGGGCCCTCAAACCACTCCTTAACCCCTTTTTTGCGAGAGCACTTGTCAGGACACTTGCCGTCAACCTTTGCAGAGCCGTCAGGGCACTTGTTAGGGTCCGGAGTGCAGAGACCATTAACACGCACCTCAGTCTTAGGGTCACAAGCGCGGGTACATTGCCCGCCCTCCTCATAATAGTTTTCCCCCAAATGGGCACATGGGTTTTTCTTGCGGCAGACACCGTCCTTACGCTCCTCATCGGCAGCGCATTTAGGTACGCATTGAGAGCCGACCTCATCGAAATCCGCGTTACAGGTGCAGGAGCTGCCAGAAGCCGAACTGTTAGCGGGACACTGGAGGTAAGGCTTGCAAGAGGCGGAAATGTTAATACCGCAACCCCCAATACCGAAGGAGTAGATACCACCAGACAAAACGGGAGAACTAAGCGAGCAACCCGACTTGCCATTAGATGCGGCAACCAGAACCATGGCAGCTTGCGCAGAAGCAATACAAGACGCAGGACTATTAAAACCTCCGTTGTCAGGGGGGTAGTTGTGATAGTAAAGGGTCGGGCGCTCAAAAGCAGAAACACCAGAAGATGCGAATAGAGCAGCGTAGAAAAGAATCAGGCGGAGAATATGAGCCATGCCGCCCCCAGTAAAGCAACGATTATCCAGATACCCATGATGCGCCCCTTTTTGATGCAATCTGAAATGCATTAAAAAGGGGTTCCGAAGAACCCCTTTGAGCCAATTAAAGGATCAGCTCAGAGCGCGACGCACCCACTTGAACGCGGATGCAGCCACCAGCACCAACAGCACGGCACCGCCGATGGCGACCACCGAGGCAACGTTGCCGCCGATTTCAGTCACGACAGCAGACACGTCCACAGCGGCATTGGCCGCACCGGCAGTGACCAGCGCCAGGGCGGGAATGGAACGGCGCACGAATTGGGTCTTGAACATCTTGTTCATATCAGTCCTCTTGAGTTGATGAATTGCCGTCAGATCGAAGGGCTTGGATCAGGGCCCGAAAGGCCCAGCCCGCAGCCCATACCGCGAGGACGGCGCCCGCGATTTGTGCGCCTTCCTCTACCGTCATTTCGAGGAGAGGAAGGCTATGAACGAC